ACAGATATGATTAATAAAATTGCACACAAATAAATAATTTATATTTACAATCATGAAGAACAACGAAACATTAAAATTAGCTTTAGAAAATTTAGGCAATGCTATCAAAGCTGCCTTTAATGCTCCATCTGTAGAATTGGCAGAAGAGAAATTTATCGAAGTTACCACAGTTGATGGCATTATGCTTGAGATTGATGGTGATGTTTTGGCTGTTGGTGCAACAGTTAAAGTAAAGAATGCAGATGGTACTTATGCTGATGCTCCTGATGGTGAGCATACACTTGAGGATGGAACTGTAATTGTTACAGCTGGAAGTGCAATCACTGAAATAAAGCCAGCCGAAGTAGTTGAAGTTGAAGACAAAGCTGATGAAAAGCTATCTGAAGAAGCTCCTGTTGAACTTGCTAAGTATCCATGGGATGAATGCATGGCAGATCAAATGGCTCGTTATGGTGATGAAGAGATTGCTGCCAAAGTTTGTGGATCAATCAAAGCTGGTGGTGTAGAAATGAGAGCCTTTGTTGATGCAAGAGCTGAAATAGTTGATCTTCAGATCGAAAAAAATAATCTTAAAAAAGAATTAGATTCAGTAAGAGCTGAGTTTGAATCTTTCAAAAATATCCAATCACAAATGTTTGCGGTAGTTAATGAAATAGCAAACATTGAATCAGAGCCAGTGATTGAGGCAAAGAAAAATGTCTTTTCAAAAGTAGAAGACAAGAATGAAAAAATTAAAAATTTAGCAAATATATTATCAACCTTAAAAAAGTAAAAAATGGGATTTACAGTATCCGGTCTTACTAACTATGTAGACCAATCATCAACCGAATTAATTGCAGCTGCTCAGTTTAAATCTGAAACTGCTGCATTGGCTAACATCCAAACTGGTGTTAAGTCATCTGCTGCTTTACAAATATTGACAGTTAGTCCAATCCCTCAGGATGGATCAACTTGTGGATTTTTTGCATCAGGAGATGTTGCATTTACTCAAAGAAACATCGAAGCTAAATCAGTAAAGTATGAAGATTCACTATGCCCTAAGGCACTTGAAACTAAATGGACTCAGATTCTTTTAAGAGCTGGTCAGAACTATACTGAGGCTGACATCCCTGCAATGATCATGGATGAAATAGTAAAGTCAGTAAATAAGAGAAACGAAACTGCTGACTGGCAAGGAAATACATCAAGTGGTTCAGCATACCTAAAAATCTATGATGGCCTTATTAAGATCATCGATAATGCAACAGGTGTAGTAGATGCAACAGCTTCAACTTACAACAGCACAAATTGTCGTACAATTGTAGCTAACATAATCACTAACATACCAGCTGCTTTAAAAGGTGATCCGGATGTTAAAATCTTCATGGGTTATGATGCAGCTGAAATCTATCGTCAGAAATTAATGAACGATGATCTTTATCATGTACCTGCTGGAACTGGCAGACCTTTGTTAGCTGAGGGATCAGTACATGAGATAGTACCTGTTCATGGTTTGGATGGTTTATATTCAATATCAGGTCAATCATGTATCTTCGCAATGAAGCCTACAAATATGTACTTAGGTGTTGATATGCAAGGTGAAGAAGAGCAAGCTCGTATGTGGGTAGATGGATCTGATATGGAAACTGTAAAATACAGAGTAGCATTCAGAAGAGGATGGCAGATAGCAATACCAAGCGAGGTAGTATCTTACGCAAACTCCTAATTAATTAACTAATCAAGGGCCGAGAGCAATCTCGGCCTTTATAAAACTTATAAAAAATGGCGTGTGCTTTAACAAGTGGATATACCCTTGACTGTAGGGATTCCGTAGGCGGAATAAAAACAATATATGTTACAGAACTTGCAAACAAGTCCAGCATCACTGCAGCAAGTGGAACTATTACAGCTTTCACATTAACTGCCGGTAAAAAGTTTTGGACTTACGAATTAATGAAAGAAACTGCTGCTCTTACTGAGAACATTACTACAAATGATACAAATGGTACTTTGTTTTTTGAGCAGGATTTAACTTTCACAATCAGAAAAATGCAAGCTTCATTGAGCCAAGAAATAAAATTATTGGCACAAAATAGGCTGATGATAATCGTATTAGATCGTAATGGTAAATACTGGTTATTAGGCCAAAACAATGGAGCTGAATTACAACCATCAACATCTGTAACAGGTACAGCATTTGGTGATATGAATGGTTACAACTTAGTGTTCAAGGCAAAAGAAGAAAATCCTATGAACGAAGTTGCAGCAAACTTGATATCAGGATTGACTACATAAAAAATACCTTTGTTTGTTTTGTTTTGGGTTTAGTTAGCGAAGCTCTCCGAATGGGGAGCTTTGTTTTTTTGCACAAAACACAAAAAAATATATTTAAAAGTATGATTAAAATAATTCAGGGGCAGACAAATATTGTAGTATTGACTTTAAAAGAAAAAACTACATTAACTAATCCTAAATATTTATTTGTATTTAAGAATGATCAAACAAATGTAGAAAGTAAATTTATTGCAGATGATGAATCACAATATACTGATAGGTATAATCGATTTGCAATAAAAGAAAAATCAAATCCTGATCCATTAGATGGTGAGATTAGATTATCCTTAGATGGATTTTATACATATATCATTTATGAACAAATAAGCAATACAAATCTTAATCCTGCCAATGCAACAAAGGTAGTAGAAACAGGAAAGGTGCAAGTATTTGCAACAGCAACAGCTGATCACACATATAGCCCTGATTCAAACATAACATATATTTACAATGGATAATAATTTGCTGGTAATAAAGTTGGATAATGCCAAGATGCCTGAGTTTAAAGAGGTAAAAAATAAAGATTATATTCTTTATGGGGATAATAATCTTTATCCTGATTATTTATTGGAACTATTTACAAGGTGTTCAAAGCATAATGCTATTGTAACTGGTAAAGCTCAGATGATAAAGGGCAGAGGATGGGATGTAAACGATCAGCTTTTGACATTTATCAATAAGCCAAATGCTTATGAAAATCTTAATGATATACTTTATAAGTCAGCCATAGATTTAGAATTATTTGGTGGATTTGCTTTACAAATAACATGGAGTATTGCATCAAAAAAGATAGCAATAATAAGCCATTTAGATTTCAGTAAGCTGAGAGTTACAAAAGATGGGGATTATTTATATAATGAAGATTGGACAGATCAGAAAAAAGTAAAAACTGAAACAAAAAGGTATCCTGCTTACGATAGTAAAAATCCAACAGGAACTCAGATATTGTATTACATGCAATATCGGCCATCTTTGAAATACTATCCAATACCTGATTATGTTGGATCGGTAAGTGCAATTGAAACAGATATTGAGATCAATAACTTTCACTTAAACAATATCAGACAAGGATTCTCAGGTGGTACATTAATCAACTTTAATAGTGGAGCCAATCCTCCGGTAGAGTTACAAAGAGAAATATCAAAAAGAATCAAAGAAAAATATCAAGGGACTGACAGGGCAGGAGCAGTGATTGTAACATTTAGTGATGGCAAAGATAAAGAGCCATCGGTAATGAGTTTAAGTCCATCAGAATTGGACAAACAATTTTCATTATTAAAGGAATCAACAACTCAAGAGATATTTGTAGGAGCAAAAGTTACAAGTCCGACATTGTTTGGAATTGCAACAGCCGGAGCATTGGGCCAAAGAAATGAGATGAAGGATGCTTTTGAAGCATTTCAAAATAATTACATAGCACATAGACAATTTATATTCGAGCAAGTATTTAATGATTTGGCTGCTGTAAATGGCTATCCAAAAGAGTTAAAGATCATACCAATACAGCCAATAAATAGCTCATTAAGTGAGGCTACATTAACTCAGATAATGACAAAGGATGAACTAAGACAGATGATTGGATTAGAGCCGAATGTAAACATATTAAGTACATCAGCAACTCAGGTAATAGATTCAATAAATAGCTTATCACCATTGGTTGCAAATAAAGTACTTGAAACAATGACAGCTGATGAGATCAGAGCATTGGTATCTTTACCTCCGGTGGCAAAGGAATTACTACCATCTACTCCAGCTCAAATGTCAAAAGAGCTGGATGTAAAAAAAAAAATTGATATTTTCTCAAAGTACGGATGTAGCGAAGATGAATGGGAAATGCTAAGCTCAGTTGATTTCAAATTTGATTCAATGTTTGATCTAAGTGAAGTTGATAGACAAATTTTGTCAATTATTGACACAGATGAAAACATCTCAGCTGATAGGATTGCAAGTGCTTTGAAGTTAAAAGTATCCGATGTGGCTGATAGGATTAATAAGTTGATCGAAAATAAATTGATCTATGTCAGACAAGTCAATGACAATGGGATGAAAGTAACAAAGTCCACATTGACAAAAGAGGCAAAAGGAATAATCAAAGATCAGGCCCCAATGAGTCAGATAAAAGTATTTTATAAATACGATTGGGCTACAGGCTTTTCAAATGCTGACTTAAAAACAAGTAGGGATTTTTGTCGGACATTGATTGAGTTAAAAAGATTATACACAAGAGAAGATATAAACCAAATTAGCAACGATTTAGGATATTCAGTTTGGAATATGAGAGGTGGTTATTACCACAATCCAAAAACAGACATAACTACTCCTTATTGTAGGCATATTTGGAAACAAGAAATAAGAAAACTAAAAGCTAAATAAAATGGCTGTATTATTTATCACACAAACTGCATTAGAAGAGGCATCATTGATCAACGAAAATGTTGATATGAAGTTGTTGAAGCCAACAATTATCACTGTTCAGGATATGCAGATACATACCACAATAGGGACTGGCTTATTTGAGGAACTCAAAACACAAATAACTGCCGGAACTGTAACAAATTTGAACAAAACATTGTTAGATAATTACATCCAGCCTGCCATTGTTTGGTGGTGTATGTATGAGGCCCCAATAAATTTGAGTTATAAGTTTATGAATAAGGCAGTTGTAAAGAGATCATCCGAAAACTCAGATGCTCCAGCCTATGATGAACTTATATCTGTAGCCAATAAATATAAAGACAAAGCTGAATGGTACACAAAAAGATTATTTAACTACCTTTGTGAGAACTCAAGCGACTATCCATTGTTTGACAATCCTGGTGATGGTGAAGACATTATACATCCAACATCAAATGTTTATAACACTGGTATGATGTTAGATTTTGACTATACAAAGCCATCCAGCATGAAATATAACAGTCCAAATGGACAAATAAATGGGGATGGATGTTGCGATTGGTCATTTGAAATATTGTAACATTATTAGTATTTTTATATTTATGAATAGAGGTACAAAAAAAGGATCAAAGCATGGCGATAACGAGAAAAAGTTAGCCATATATTTAGCAAAAAATGCAGACATTAAACCAGTTAATACAAAAGCTAAATGATTTTGCAACAAATCACCAGCAAGTCCATTCATTTGGTTTTGGTGATTTATGGGAAATTGAGGCATCTGGTGCTAAAAATGGTACAGTGATGTGGGCCAATGTAGTAAGTGGTAGTGTTGATGTAACAGGCAAACAAGCAACAATGGATTTTAGGGTTTGTATTATGGACTTAGTGAAGAAAGATGAAAGCAATGAGAATGAAGTCCTATCTGATTGCTACCTTATTGCATTAGATTTGGTTGCTTATTTGAACTATCAAACCAATTGGGACAATTACACAATGTCAAGCAATGTACCAATGACTCCATTCACTGAAAGATTTGACAATGATTGGTCAGGATGGATCGTTGATGTAACATTACAAAATAGATTTACAAGTGATTACTGCCAAATACCTTTAAATTAATGGCTTTAAATATACAAGATGCAAGGATCTTAATAAAGAGATCAACAACAGCTGGACAAGTGCCAACGGCAGCCCCATCAAATGACCATACAGATGGCACATGGGATGCATTGGACATTTATGAGGGTGAGGTGTTTATCAATTTAGCTGATAGCAAAGCATGGTTTAGATCAAATACAGGCATAATAGAGCTGGCAACATTAAACGGCCCTACAGATGCATTTATAAATGGTGGTAATACCTTTGGTGCAACTGCTGTTTTTGGTGCAACAGATGATCAGGCAATTGATTTTATTGCTAATAATACAACCATTTTTAGTTATGATAAAAATGGTGTTGAAGTAAAGACAGGAAAGCCTATTTATTTTCAAGACAATAGTGGTAGCAATAGAGTTGATATATCAGCTCCATCATCAATATCAGCATCTTATTCATTAAACTTACCAACAGCTCAGGGAGCTGCAAGTACAGTATTAACAAATGATGGATCAGGTAACTTAAGCTGGGCAGCTGCCAGTGGTGGTGGTTTATTGTCAGGAACTGCAACAGCAGCAACAACCGATGTATATACTACAACGATAACTGGTGTAACATCATACACTACAAATGATGCCTATATAATAAAGTTTAATACTGCCAATTCAAATGGTGCTACATTGAATATCAATAGCATTGGAGCTGTTGATTTGGTAAAAAATACCAATGTAACAATAACAGGCGGTGATATATCAGTAGGTCAGGAATTTTTGGTAGTTTATGATGGTACTAACTTTCAAATGATCGGAATTGCTCCGAATCAAATGTTTGCTTATGTAACCAATGCTGATAGCGTAACAATAAATAAAGGACAGCCAGTTTATGCTTTTGGTGCAAGTGGTGATAGGATGTCAGTAAAATTGGCAAATAATACAAGCGAAGCTACATCATCAAAGACAGTAGGCTTAGTATTTAGCAGCTCCATTGCTGCTGGAGGGATAGGATTTGTAATTACTCAGGGAGTATTATCAAATGTAAACACAGCAGCATATACAGCTGGTAATACATTATATGTTGGTGCAACTGCTGGAGCTTTGACAAATACAATGCCTTATGCTCCCAATCATTTAGTAAGGATTGGTATTGTTGAGAGAGCTAACTCAGGCAATGGTCAGATATATGTAATGGTGCAGAATGGCTTTCAGCTTGATGAACTTTCAGATGTTGATATTACAACAGTTGCTCCGGCAAATGATGATGTACTTTCTTATAATTCATCTTCAAGTTTATGGAAGCCAAGAACAACAGATGAAGATTTCTTATTAGTAAATACTTTTAAATCATTATATAACTATTAAAATGGCAAATATAAAAATGACAACATCTAATTATGATGATATTTTAGATGACATGGCTACAGATACAGGAACAGCAAGAACTGATAACTTTTATTTTTCAACCAATGAATTAAATGAAAGCTCAATCAGACAATTTGCATGGGAAAAAAATGTAATACTATCAATTCAATCGGTAGATAGTTTTGTAAGCAAAGTAAACTTTTCAGATATTTTAAATTAATAAAAAATGGCTTTATCAGCAGGACAAATTCCTTTAGTTGCAAATGTGCCTAATGGCGGAGTTGCA